CGCGAAGCTCTCGAATTTCTTCCGACTGTGCGGCGGCTGCTGGAGACTCGGCCGTTGCCGCGAACTCTTTCCCTCCGGTCGCTAGATAGTGTTCAACTTGGCGAATCGAGAAGTTTTGATCCCTCGTCAACCTTTGCACAATCCTGAGCGATTCCATAGCCTCTTCATCGAAATACCTATATCCATTCTCGCCTTTTTTTGTCGGTATGTACTGCCCAAGTTCTTTGAGCCAATGCCTTACTACATGCTGACTCTCGTCGATCATCTTGGCTGCTTCATTCACTTTCCACTGGTTTTCACCCATGTTTTTGATCACCTCGCCAAACCTAGGAATCTACTTTTTCCCAAGTATACACCTATGCCTGTCTACTTTCCAACACCTTGCGGCGCGCTTCTTCCTCGGAGTAGCCCCGGCGCATGTAAATATTCTGTTCGATGTTCTCCAGACGGCGGTTAGCTTTCCGGTGCGTTGTTTCCGGTGTCCATCCTTCTTGGATCGCCCGGCGCAGGAAGTTCCCCGGCGTTCGGATCGGCTTCCCATACTGACGCATCAAAAGGAGCACTTCGAGTGCCCTTTCAAAAGAAACGGACGCAAGCAGCTCTACCACTTCGTCCGTCGGTTCATTCAGTGTTGCAATTCTATATGCCTGCATAATCGCATCTATCTTGTTCATGTCTCACTGCTCCTGTTTTGGATTCGGCTGATCACGTTCCAGCACCCACGTTTTACCGATACGTTTGGCAATCACTTTTCCATCTCGGCACAGACGTTTAATATGGTCTTGGCTAAGGTCCCAACGCTCTGCTGCTTCCTCGGTTCCCATTACTCTCTCAATCGCTCTTTCTCTCATTTCCTCGATCTCCTGTCAATCAAGTATATTACAAGGGATGCCGCTGCCAGCAGCCCAGATATGACCGTTAGTAAGATGTTAGACATGGACTATACCCTCCCGTATAAATTTGTTATACTTAACGTAAGATGTTAGAAGAGAGTGGGAGGTGCTAGCTCCCACTCTTGCGGACTATCGTCCGTTTCGGCGGCGGCTTACTCGCTTCTTACGCTTTATGTAGCGTTTGAATCGGGTAGGCCGCTTTTGCTTTTTCCACTTCTTCCTGACTTGTTCCTCAAGCAGATACATCTGCATGAGCAAGAACAGGATTTGTAGGATCTGCAGCAATCGCCTCACCTCCTAACAATTACTATTCTATCATGCCCGATGACGGGCGTCAAGTGTTTATTTCCCTTTTTCGTATCTGTTCATGTAGTATTTACACTTTTTTGCATTCGCTGTACTCTTTACATAGTGATTTTCCACTTTAAATATTTTGCTCAATACAATACAAACTCCCTTCTGATAATGCTTGCAATTTCTACAGCTTACAGAGTCATTTTGTATTTTTCTACGTTTTCGAAACACGGGGCTTTTCCCTCCTTTTGCTACGTTATCTAGTTTCGGTTGTTGTCCGGCAGGTGCCGGAACAGGTGTTTCACGAGGTCGTGGCTGCTCCATCCTGTATCTCTTTTTTCTCTCTTTTTCTAAGATATCCACAGGCGCAGTGAAAAGGAAAGAATGCTTACGCATTCTAGGATAAAGCATGCTCCCCACCCCCACCCCTGCATTTGTACTCTCTTCCGATTTTGTTGTTGAATGTTGGGTTTGAACGTGATAGCGGTAATGGTGAGGTAGGAGGGAAGAGAGCACAGCCCCCCATGAAGGGGAACTGTGGCAAAAGCTTGATAGCGTATAAAGGAGCCGGCTATCGGTCGCTTCGCTTAACTGTTATTCAACGTGTCCAGGTCGTGCTTTACCACGTATAGTCGTTACTAACTCTAACAGCCAGCCTGATCATTAGGATCACACGGACGGGTATATGGGTCGTAGGAGTCACTACGCCCACTCTGGAAAGGTTGCAGGGGCAACCACGTCATATACGTTGTCTCTCCATCTAACGGCACTTAACACCCTCAGTTACACCGTAGAGACGTTTTCTCATGGCTCACTTCGAGGGGGTCGGGACGACATACCCCACATGTGCTATCGCACATTCTTATTAGTCGTTTTGGTTGGCATTGAACGCCCTCTATTTTCTTTTCTGCCGTTTCTTTTGCTTTGGCTTTGGTATTACTCGATTTGCCGTTCGTATGTACTCTAAGCGGTTATTTACTCCTAGGCGCATCACGCAATTGGTGCATATAGGAGACTCTAGCAGCTTCACCGTTTCCGTTCGCTGGTGACCTTCTTTGCAGGCATATATATAAAGCTTTTCTTTTGGCTGCTTCTGAACAATCTTGCGTTGCTCACGCTTAGCGTTCACGATGCCGCCCATCGGTGTTCCTGTGCGTTGTCTTTGCATAAAGCTCCTCCTTACGGATTTTGAGCATCAAAAAAGCCCTTCGATTCCACCAAGGGAAACGAAGGGCGTTGTCTGCATCTCTTTACCTATTGCAATAGGTTTATACGTCTGATACTATGGACGTACAAGAGTCACGTGTTGCGCCTGTTCGCCGATTGGTGAGAGAATCGGATGAGCAGCTTAGGGTGGTGTTACACTCTAGCCGCGAACGTGGCCTTTTCTTTTGTCTTCATATTCTACCACGTTCATATGTTAGATTGCTAGACTTTTATATATGATCATATATTCATAGAATGATCTTATACTCCGCTAGAATCTTTTCCCTGATTTTTTCTATATGATGTTGGATTTCTGCAGCCCGTTGCAGCTCGCGATTTCTAACGAAGTATCTGAAATCATTCTGTAACTCTCCCACTCTTCTTTTTGCCTCATAGATTGCCCTCAGATCAATTTGTTTTATAATTCCTCGACCTCCTATACTATTCGGCGCTTAGAATGTCCGTATATACCAACGTTTCTTGATCAAGTTCAACCATGCAACCAACATCTGCTGGAATGTATGGAGAATCGAACAGATAGAAGCTTGTCCGACCGCTTTTCATTCTGTTTTCTGCGTATTTGGCGCGCTGCGATCTCGTCAGCAGGTTTGCAGCAATCGCAATTTTTCCCGATACTCTGCACATCTCATGAATCAATCGCAGTTTTTCAGCGTCATAGAATCGGCGTACCATGCTGTCATACCTCACTACGTCTACCATCTTTCCTGTCATCACTTGTTTATACACCCATTGATGAGGGTTGGGTGTTTGGCTCTCCAGCTCACATTGCAACATGCTCATAGATGTTCAGCTCCTCTTTATCTAGCGTCTCGATGGTAAGATACTGCTTTCCATAGTGACGCTCAAGCGCCGCTTGATGCCGTTTATCTAGCTCCTTAAAGAACGCATCCACCTTGCCCGGCGGCGGTGTGGGAAACTTGTGAACCATACTATGAGTGCTGTAGAGCTGTAGGTCATAAACTTTCTTTTGAGCTGATTTAGGCATTGCCCATGTATTCAGCAGCCGTCCTTTGTCACCGAATTGCTTGTCTTGAAAATCATATACATAGTTAACTATGGTTCCGCTGCGTGACTTGTGGCAGTCGATGAGCACATCTGTAATCTGCCGTATGCGCGTATCTACGTTCTGGAAGCTCGGGAGAATAAACATAATCAGGCTGTTGAGTTTGCGGACGTAATTTATGACCTGCGTCATGACTATCTGCCCGTTCGCCCCCCACGTCCGAGAATCGAAGTTGGTCTGGCTCTCGTCGAAAATGATTATCGAGCCGTGAACGTCTGCGACTCGATACCAGTCAGTGAAGTGGTCGAACAAGTACGCGCCGCGCAAAGGGAAATTCGCGAACAGCTTCGCCCCAGTAGCTGCCGCCCACTGATGAGCCTTAACAACGCTCGTGAACGTTTTACCGTTCCCGTATCCTCCCTGGATCCCGATTATGTGCATTATCTATCACCGTCACTTTCTGCCTTCATCTTTTCGTATGACTTTCCATCTATGTACTGTGTGCGCGGTATAAGCGCCTCGATTACACGAATAAAGAAGCCCGGCGGCGCTACCTTCGGCGCTCCGTCCTCGATTGCCTTTATGATGTCATCGTATGGCTTTTTACCGCCGTGAATCGGTCGAGACTGTAAATGTTTTAGGTACTGAATTGTTTGGAGCTGCACAGGAGTGAGCGGCTGCACGCGCTCTTTGAGCGTGTCTAGCACCTGTTTAACGTCCGCTATCTGTGGTTGATCCCCTCGGTATAGGTCGCCCATTAGAACACCCTGAATGTCTGCTGGCTTCGCCATTTCGTCCCCTCCTACTTAAACATCCCTATTAGTGCCATCAAGCCTAAAACGCCTACTAAAACCCATACAAGAGGAGATGTTTTCCCGTTTTGCGTATTACGACCCTGATATAGGAATGCTTGTGATATGATCGTGTTTTTTTCTACTTCCGCTAGGTGCGCCGTTTCCGTTATGTACGGTAGCGAAGCACAATATGAATAAACAATTCCTTCGTTGCTTGTGCTACGCACTGCGTCCGCGATAGGCAGAACATACTTCGACGTTACGATCCTATCCTGCTGTATATCCTGAATGTCCAGAATGTCGCATGTCGACATTTCCGTTCCTCCAGACATGCGGACGAACTCCTTTTCTGCTGGATCATATTGATAATTTGGATCCCCGTACACGATTACTTTTCCTAGCGCCACGCTAGGAGCCTCTTTTGCCATCTTCTTTCCTCCATTGTTCGTTTTTTAGTTCTTCCGGATCCGACACCTGGTTAACGATCGTTCGGAATTTACTCCGTAATCCTGGAAGCAGCTGCACGCTGCAGCGTGATTTTTTGATACAGAAACCGAACATTATCTACGTTTCCCAAGCTTAATACCGCTAAGTTTCTTATATAGAACATAACCGCCGCCGGCAGTAACCAACAGACCAGCGCCCACGCCCGAGCCGACAGCAAAGAAATACTGGAACACTAGCGATAGACTTTCTCGCATTCTCTCACCACCATTTTATTAAGTCTTTGAACCATAGAAGCACTCTACTGTGCTTTTGAACCATGTATAGAATGAAGCAGAAGACGAGGGCCGACAGCGCCGAGTTGATTACGCCGGTCCAGGAAGGGCCGAGAATCGAAAAGAATCCAAAGTAATCAGATAGCCGAATCCCCTTGGCTGCCATGCTTCCCAGCTCGTTCAACTTCGAAATAATCATGTCCAGAAATTCAAGGACCGGTTTAAACAAGTTTTGGATGAACTGTGTCATGACGAGCTGCCGCCCCCTCTCATTCCGCCGATGATTTTGATTGCTAGGAACGCCGCAGTAAACCATATAGCAAAGTGAACTACATACGCAGCCTTATCTATTTGGAGCTGCGCGAATATCGGTTGCAGCTTCGCAAATGTGCCGTTATAGGATGCTGGGAAAGGAGAGCTGCCGCCCGCAATCCCCAGCCCTGTAATTGTTTTAAAAAGCCCCGTTGTAAGTCCGATCAGCAGCTTGCCGATAGTCAGAACCACCGCAAACACCTTCACGAGCACCAGACCGATCATATAGAAAAAGTAGAATATAGCTCCTAGAAGGTCCAGGAGTGGTTGCAGCAGCCATAGAAGACCATCCATTAGCCACTGGAATAGATCAGACATCCAGCCGAACAGGTATCCAAATCCGTCCGCTATAGCACTAAACATCCGATCACCACTTATCGCCGCGCCGTGGAAGGATCACACTTCGCAACAATTGTATTAATTCCTCCGCATATATAAGCACCGCAAACACCAGAACGAACGGCGATAATGCCGCTATGTACTTCATCGATGCGGATACCAATTCGATAGATGTCATTTAATCCATTCCCTTCTCACATAGATAACTGCACGCCTTAGAACCGAAATAATCCGCGGTGCAAAATGTATAACGAGCCACAATAGGATGAACGATGCAAGACTAGCCACGATATACATCGTCGTTTTAATAATGTCAGCCGGATCAAAACCATAATTGTTGCTCGATCCACTTCCCCCGGTTCCCCCTGTAGATCCATTCGCAAACACAGCTCGAACTTTTACGTCATGAAATGCTCTATTTGGGTCATACCCATGTGCTGCTGTAAGCTTAAATTCATACGGTGGTTTTGCTGGAACTTTCGCTACTACCTTCGAGTTGTAGGAAATTTCATATGCCACAGCTCCGGGGACTTCCGTCCATTTAACAAGTAAGAAGTTATTTCCGGGCTGAGTCGTCGTAGTTGTGTTTTTCGATGGTGTAGTGATACTTGCTATATTCGAATCTTTCGATTCAATGCCAGCTGTGTTTATTGCCCGTATCATGTAGCTGTATTCTGTACTTTCATTGAATGAGGTAATGAAGTACTCCGCTTGATTCGTCCTATCTAAATATGTTTTTGTCCCATCTTTAGCAATTTGATAAATTGCATATTCCTTTACATCTGTTTCTTTGTTACGCTGCCAATTCAATTTGATTGACAGCATGTCAGCGGTCATACTTGCATATAAACCTTTCGGAGCATTCGGCGGCGGCTTCGTAGGTGTATGAAGTAGCAACGGCACAGATTTGGGGTACTCTGTCCCAAATCCCACAAAGGAAACTTGATATTTGTAATCTCTATCCGGTTTTAGCTTCAAATCTATATAGCTAGTATTTATACTCTCTGCAATGAGAACATCATCCCGATAGATATAGTACTTATCCGCATCCTGTTGAGCTTTCCACGATAACGTTATACTTTCAGCTTCAACAACATCTGACTTTAGCTGATAATCCGGGACTAAGCCCGATCGAATACCACGCACATTCATGTATGTTATTCGAAACGTTTGCGGTCCTGTGTTGTATAGCTTTACGTATCTAACACCTTTTACATCTACTCGCTTAAAATCTACAGTTTCCGCTATTTCTTTCGTAATACGAATCTCTTTCACCAGCTGATCATTCTTATCGTAGAAAGCGAAGTAGACTCCAGTTGTCAGCACATCGGCACTAAAATCGCTGTAACTCATCACATGTGTAATGTCATACACGTTTCCTAAATCCCACTTGATTGCATTGTCTTTTTCCATGTAAAACCGAAGTTTGTTATTGGAATACAAGTTACTTGTAACTATCCCCGACGGAAATCTTTCTATTTCATTTTTTTTCCCCAGCAGCCCCGACACGTCAGGATCTGTGGAAAGAACTGGAGCAGCATAAGCAAGCGTCGAAAACGAAAACATCACCACTGCCAACACAAATATTTTTATGGAATGCACTTTCCTCCCTCCTTCTTATGGCATTCGGTATTTTGGTACAGGTTGATCCGGTGGATGATTGTAATCCTTTTTAGGGATGCTTCCGTTCGTATTCGGCTTGTAATCTGGCATAGGTTTTTCCTTCGGTTTTTGATACTCCATGTCTGGCTTGTTTGCATCCTGATTACTCACCTTGTAATCAGGGGCTTGCACAGGTTTGGACTCAACTTTGTACCCGATATCGTTTTCTGGTGTTGTCTCCTTCTTTCGATATGCTGGGGCATCGTTAACAGGCTTTTTAAGGCTGTACCCTGCATCTTGGTTATCCATTGGTATGTTCGTTGGGTCAGGAATCGTAAAGCCCTGTGAGCCGCTATAATCAGGTTCAAACTGCGGCACGTTTTCGCGAACCTGAAAGCTCATGTTTCCTGTAGGGTCGTTTAGCCTTGGCACATATGGACGAAATGCTGCGGGCTTAGAAGGAGGCGGACTAACTGACTTCTCTCTGCGCTGGAACTCGTCCGCTATGATCCGAGCCATTTCCGGCGTCCGTCTGACCAGCTCATCGCCCATTGCTGGAACGATGTGATCCGTCATAATGCTTGCGACTTGGTTCCAATTTGGCGGCGGCGGCAAGGCAGCGGATATCGTGTCCTGCCAGCGACCTAAATAGTCGTCGAACAATGGACATGCCAACAAGTCGACGAGCTGCGTGCATGGTTCCCTATCGCATGTTCCGCCTCCACCTACACCTCCCGTATCTGGTGGATTTGGATCTTTTGGATCAGTTGGCGGATTAGTTGTCCCACCGCCATTATTTCCGCCTGTGTCCGGTACTGTAACCGTACCTCTTCCAACTCGTTCCCCGTTTTTGTCATACGCAACTATTGTGTATGTACCGGGGTTGGACGTTGCGTAGTGAGCAACACTAACCGTGTCCAAGACACCCATCCCCTTCCACAATTCATACCTCGTCCCGATAGCATCCCATGTTATTTTCCCGTTGCTGTATTTCGGTCGTAAATCCTTTTCGGGTAGTGGATCAACGGGCGGATCGGTTCCTCCTCCTCCCGTTGATCCGCCACCCGATCCATTATTTCCTCCAGTGCTTCCCCCATTGTTGCCAGTCCCTCCATTTGGATCAGGAGGGACTGGCTTCGTTGGTGGGCTGTACAGTCCATATTTGTGACCGTCCGTTCCAAAAGCATGGGTTATCATGCCTTCAAAATTGTTAAGGCCTCGTTCGGATGTTCCCTTGCACGTAATCGATTGTGTTGGAGGATCGGCTTTTCTTCCCGTTTGCCCAGCATTAAATTTCAACTGTTGACCGCTGTCCGTTGTACATATCATGGTAGCTTTCGTATTGTCTGGACCCTTAAATGCCCATATCATCTGTACTTTTGCTGGGAATCTAAAGGCTCCTGTTCCAGACTTTTGCCGAAAAGACGCTGTACCGTCTTTATCTAGATACACACCGTAATAGTTATCGATTTGCGTATTTTCTGCTGCATAAACGTCCTTCGGAAGCAGCAAGCAGACAACCATAACGATCAGCAACACACGTTTCATTGTTCACCTCCTAACAAAAAAGGGACGGGGTCACCCCCGCCCCTTGGCGAAAACTACTTTTTACCTTTGCTGCTTACAACGTTTTTGACCAATGAAACAATTCTCGGTACGAATCCAGTAGCAATACCCAGCAAGATAAATGCCGCCAGTGATGCTACGATGAACATTGAGTTAGACCAAATGTCAGCCGCAGAAAAGCCCCAGTCAATTTTTACACCTTGGAAAATATCCATTCAATTCTCTCCCTTTAGTCGTATTGTTTATCATCATAGCGTTCATCCTCGTCATTCTCTCGACTGAAAACGCTCTTGATAACTTCCAGTAGATAACCGCCAAATTCGATAGCTGCCCAGATGATCAGGATCGGCATTAGCATAAACAAGATCACCCGTATGTTATGGAACAGCTCTCCTATAGCTTTCTGGTCGAAGAACTCTACATACTTAATCATGGCTAACCCTTATTCATTTTGCGGAAGGCAGTTATGATGGTTGTTAAAAGCCACCCTGCCGCCGCAATGGCGATGAATATGACCAAAAACGGTATTCCGAAGGCAAGCACTTTGTTAAGTGCCCACCAGAAATAGTTCATATCAATCAAGCCCGATAAATCCATAAATTACCCCGACCTCCTTCGTAATGCACACAGCGAAGCAAATAGAGCCATAGCCATGCCGGGGATGAAAATCAGCTTTAAAACGACTGATTGCGAGAAAAACCATAAGATGAGCAGTCCGAAATGGTTCATATCACTTCCCCTTTCGGATCGAAATGAGAGATACCAGAACGCTAGTGAATGCAAACAGAATAGGAATGAGCGTTAGAATCATGTATCTCTCGAACAGTTCCATGGGCGGCAATAATGGTTCAAACATCTTACTTCCTCCGCCCCAAAATGATCTTGTGAAGCCAACTTGTAGCGACGAAAAGTATTAATGTCGTTAACAATGCGGCTACGAGCAATTCCCCGAATCGAACGTCATAGGTGACAATTAGCTTTGCGTCCGGAGCAAGAAGAATCTCCTGTTTCTGGGTGCCGCTCTGCTGTAGATATGTAGCGTCTAGCACACTCTTTTGCTCCTCCAATGTTGTTCGAATCGCTTGCAATTCAATCAAAAGTTCGTCCTGGTTCACCTCACCACCTCACGACAAAAAGGGGGACGGACATAGTCCGCCCCCCTGAAATTTGGGTTTGAGCACAGCAAAGAACAAGTTGACACTTGCATGATCGTGTAAAAACACATATCATGATGAGTGTCCAACTAGCACACCGTGCTATGTGCAAGGGCGGAATCCTTGCATACCCGCGACGAAGTGTTACCAGCACTTCCCCGGGGTTGGATTATTTTCGTTTGTTTGACAAATTCATCTTAGGATAGTAACAAGGTCCCGTCAAGCCCCCTTTTTCGGCGGCATTTTCCTTCCTATGTCTATTCGCTTACAATTTTTGTGTGATTTCATGCACCTATTTTATATTATTTAAAATAAGTGTCTCGTCGCGGATGGGGCTGCTGGATCAAAAAAAATTTTGAAAATCCCCAGACATATGTACCAAAGCCTGAATTTTGTACATATGTGTCGCACCCGAACCTTCAAATTTGACCGAATTTCCGGATTTTCAGCGATTTCGGTTCCGTGGAACAATACAAAAAAACGGGTAAATCGCCAACTTTACGATCTCCCGTTTTCTCTGGTTTTCTCCAATTCTCTACCACGATTAATTCCTCATCGATCCGATATCGCTCATAATCTCTTTCGGTCACTCAAACGCCCCCATATCCCGTAACATTTCAACATCTTCTGGGGTAAAAATACCGGAACTCTTGTAAGAACCATCATCGTAATCAAACACTAGCCTTGTAAAGGAACGAAATCTACCTGTGCTATATCTTTGTACGATATAAACTTCAAGGAAATTGGGCAATTCAACAATCCTTATATCATCACCATCAGATTTCAGAAACGATTCAACATGCCCAACAAAACCTTTATTCGTCTTATTCTCCAGCTCTTTCATATCAATAGACATGAGAAGTTGTCCCCCTATTCACCCCAGAATTTCCACCATGGGCGGTTATTTTTTTCCTCCAGTAATATACGGTTACGATCTTGGATCTCACGAAGCGTATTCATGAGTACACGGTCACGCTGCTCGGCTCGTTCCTCTGACTTCCGATTGTGCTCGTCCAATCGCTGCACAAGAGCAGCCATTAATTCGCTTTGCTTTTCCACCATCTCGCGAAGCTCTCGAATTTCTTCCGACTGTGCGGCGGCTGCTGGAGACTCGGCCGTTGCCGCGAACTCTTTCCCTCCGGTCGCTAGATAGTGTTCAACTTGGCGAATCGAGAAGTTTTGATCCCTCGT